TGCTGGCAGTTTTCTTTCATCTGATCTGTGAGGTGCGTGCATGGCTCTGGCTGAAAATGCTCTGGTATCACTGGCAGATGCCAAGACATAACTGGGGATCACTGGGTCTGATGATGACTCCAGGCTTGAGCAGCTGATCAACGCTAGCTCTACTGCCATAGAGTCCTACTGTGACCGTGCATTCAGAGAGCAGTCCTATCGTGAGTCCTACAACGGACTGGGACAGCACACGCTCAGGCTCAGGCACTACCCAGTGACGCAGATCACCAGAGTGGCATACGGATCCAAACTAGGATTCACTGTCACATCATCAGTGGCATCTGATCTGAGAGTCACTGTGGAGGTGCAGGACAACAAGATCCACCTAGAGCGGTATGACTCCAGTGGATCTCAGACTCAGGTATCCATCACGTTTGCGAGCAAGCCAACGCTCTCAGCACTGGTGACACAGATCAACACCAACACTGGTTTCTCTGCCACACTGTCCACTGATGCACTGTCCACTGATCTGTTCCGCACTGGTGCAGTCAACGTCAAGACATCAGCAGCACACATCTACTTCCCAGATCAGGATGATACGTCCTACAGATTGCATGAGGACCGTGGCACTCTGGAGTTCATAGATGTGTCAGACTACGCATTCTTCAGACGTGGATCAGACAGAGGCATCAGACTGCCTACATCTTTCGCTGGTGTGCTGGTGGACTACAAGGCTGGATATGAGAGTCTGGCTGCTATCCCAGATGATCTGGCACAGGCATGTCTGCTGATGACTCAGTATCTCTTCAACCTGGGCAAGCATGACAACGCAGTGCAGAGTGAGACCATCGGTGCCTACTCATACAGCCTGAACCAGCAGGTGATCAATGAGGACACCACACTCCAGCGCATGCTGGCACCATACGTGGACCGCAAATGAGCGTAGACAGTCTCATCCAGAAGCATGGCGTGGCTGTGCAGCCACAGCAGATCGGTACATCACAGGATCTGTCTGGTGCCATCATCACTGGGTACACCAACAGTGGTAGTGCCATGAGGGGATTCGTCCAGCCACAGGCAGCGTCTGACGCACTGCGTGGAGGATCTGATGAAGAGCTGGTGACGCACAAGGTCTATCTGTCTGCCAGTGAGTCTGTGGACTCCAACTTTGATCGTCTGGTGGTGACTGATGGGAGCCTGACAATCAAGCTGGATGTGGTGGGCCACATACGTCCAGGACTGTTCCGATCTGGCACACTGGGTGTGATCGTGGTGGACTGCACTCAGGACAGAGGACTGGATGCCTGATGAGTGTGGACTACTCACCCAAAGCAGTCAGCATGATGGTGGCGCAGGCAGTCAAGCGTGCACTGGACTCTACTACTGCAGAGATTGCAGGTGACGTGGAGGAAAATGCACTACGGAAAAAGACCAACCCTGGTCCTAGATATCTGAATCCATCAGAGCCTGGCAATCCTCCAGCAGTCCGTACAGGCAACCTGGCACGCAACATGGGACACAGTGGTGTGGCTGAGATCCAGGTGGTGGGATCTAGGGTCACTGGATCTGTCTTCAACTCTGCACCCTATGCAGCACTGCTGGAGTTTGGCACACGGAAGATGGCACCACGTCCTTTCATGCTGCCAACCATCAGCCACAATGCAGACCGATACAAGCAGATCATGCTGGAGGAGATCAGATATGAGGTGGGCAGATGAGCACTCAGAATCTCTACCAGGCATTCTGGACCAAACTCAGCTCTGCCAGTCTGTTCAGCGTGAACGTGGGTGGCAGGATCTACCATGGCCAGGCACCATCCAGTCCCACGTACCCACTGGCCATCTACAACGCCACTCTGCCTGGAGTGTCTACCACATTCTCATCAGGCATCCAGTCCAACTATGTGTTCAGGGTGGACATCTACGATAGACGGACTGCAGGCACCAACACCCTGCTGTCTACCAGCCTTCGTCTAGAGCAACTGCTGCACAAGTCCACATTCAGCGTGACCGATAATGGGACAGCAAGCTGCACCATGACCAGTGGTGGTCAGCTCCTGATTGAAGATGATTTCTACAGAATGACTCATGAGTTCCTGGTCCAGTGTGGGCCATAGATAGGAGAGCCAAATGGCACGTATCACAGGCAAAGGCGGCAACGCCAATCTCACGGCGGGATATACCGTCAACTTCAGAGAGTGGTCTGCCACTTTCAACGCTACTGAAATCGACGTCACCACGTTTGCAGACACGGGCAAGCGTGTGCTGGGTGGGATTTTCTCTGGCAACTTTTCAGCGTCTGGCACGCTGGACAACGCAGGTGGTGGACCACACCCAGGTGATGGTGGAGACGTGGATCTTTCGTCCATCGTGACCAACATCGTGCTGACTGCAGACGCCTCCTGCACCTACACCTTTGACGCACTCATCACGTCATGTGATGTGTCTGTGGCTGTGGATGGTGAGGCTACTGCTACTGTGAACGGTGTGTTTGATAATCGCGTTGAAATGGCCTGGGTTGACTGATGAGGCCACAGAGGCGGTGGACTGATTGGGTCAGCCGTGTGGAGTTCCGTGGTCGCAAGACTGGCAGAACGCTGGTCAAGTACGGTGCGTGCAGTGGTCAGATGGATCTGGAGAAAGCAGAGACACTGGCTCTGGGTACGTACCATCTAGTGGATGACCTAGACCGTCTGATCAGCATCAGCACCAAGCGTAGATCTGAGTGGCATGAGCAGGACAGCAACACAGAGGTGAAGCCTGCTGGTAGCATCGTGCTGCCATGAACACCACCACCACCATCACCATCAATGGATCTGAGTTTGAGGTCCAGAAGCTATCAGTACGCATGCTCCACACAGTGGGGGATCGCATCTACACACGTCTCAGATCCCAGCTCAGGGAGGACGCAGAGGCTGCTGGTCTGACCAAGGATGAGATCCTGGAGAAAATCAGGGAGCTGCGTACTGAGTGGGCAAATGGTGTGGAGGTGCTGAGACAGGCATACACCTATCAGGGTGCCATGCAGTTTGTAGGCCATGCCATGACAGAGGCTGGGCATGATCTGGATGTGCTGGATGATGACGTGAGCCTGGCTGAGATCGTGGTTGCATCTGCTCTAGTGTGTGGTCTACCCAACCCACTGGACAGCTCAGATGATGAGGCTGAGGTGGATCCAGATGCTGAGGAGATAGAGCCAGAAAAGTAGCCAACCCTGCGCAGAGCAGGGACTGGATCTATGAGCTAGGACTGATTGCACACCACTGTCCTGGGCTATCTGAGCCGATGAATCTACCACTAGAGATCTGGAATGGGATCATCCAGAGACTGCCAAAGATCATAGGAGTAGATACACATGGCTGATATCAGTGCTGGCAAGCTGCTGTTTGATATCTCAGCAGATCTCCAGAAACTGGATGGCAAGCTCAAAGAGGCGCAGTCCAAACTGGAGGGTGTGGACAAACCAGTGGAGGTGCAGATAGAGCTGGACACCTCCCAGGCAGATGCCCAGATCAGTGCACTGGAGTCTCTGGTAGAGAGTGCGTATGACGATGTGGTGAGACTGCAGGAGGCTGCAGAGGATGGCATAGATGTCAGTGTGGAGCTGGGTGATGCAGAGCAGAAGCTGGATCGCCTAGAGAAAAAGCTAGACCAGAAAAAGCAGATCAGGGTGGATCTGCAGACCAGAGCTGCCAGTCAGAAGCTGAAAAAGCTTGACAGGAGCCTGGAGCAGACTGAGCAGAACGTGGAGGACATCGGCCAGGAGGTGGATGTCAAGGTGGACGCAGGCCAGGCAGTCCAGGCTGCTGGTGATCTGAAAGATAGATTCGCAACTGCTGGTGGATCTGTGGAGCAGTTCCAGGCCAAGATCTCCAAGGTGCTGGGTGTGCTGGCTGGTCTGGTGGCTGTGGTCCAGATCGTGGGTGGTGTTGGCAAGGCACTGAGGGATCTGAATAGAGATGCTGCTGGTGTAGGCAGTGAGGCTGAGCTGGCTGTCAGTGGCTTTAGACGTTTCTCAGAATCCATCCCAGTCTTCGGTGCTGTGGGTATAGCCATCTCCGATATAGCCATGGGTCTGGGACTGGTAGAGGATGAGGTGCTGGCAGTAGAGAGGAGACTGGCACGTGCTGAGGAGGCTGCGAAACGATTCCAGCAGGCTCTGACAGGTGAGCGTGCAGTGGAGGATTTCAAGCGTCAGCTCCTGGAGCTGCAGGGTGCATCAGAGCTAGACATCTTTGAGGCTGGTCTGGATCCACTGGCCAACTCTCTAGATGATCAGATTGAGAGCGTCAGACAAACCATCAGAGAGGCTGAGGATGAGCTGAGCCGTTTGTCTGCTGCTGGTGCTGGATCAGTGGGACGTGATGGAGATCCAGATCTAGAGCGTGCGTTTGACCAGCAGCTCGAAGTGGTACGTGGTCTCAAGGAAGATCTGAGAGAGCTGGCTGCACTGAGACCACAGCTCATAGAGGCCAGGGAAACCAAACTGGTCAGTGAGGCCATCGAAGCAGAGCAGGTAGCCAGAGCCAAGGTGGCATCAGACAGAGCTGCTGCAGACCAGGCTGCTGCTGACAAAGCCAAAGCTGACTTTGAGGCTGAGCAGAAACGCCAGGAGGAGGAGGCCAAGAGGAGACTGGACAACGCCAAAGCTCTGGAGGCTGAGCGTGAGAAAGGCAGGAGGCTGCAGAAAGAGGCAGAGAAAAACTCCATCCAGGCTGCACAGGATCTGCTGGCACTGCGTGGACGTGACACCAAGACACTGGAGAAACGCAGAGACATCCTGGAGAAAGAGGTGGAGACAGCCAGAGCCGCACAGAAAGCAACCAGAGAGAGACTGGGTGAGACTCAGGCAGTATCTACAGCCATCGGATCCTTCACCATCGGTAGACGGTTTGGAGCATCTGCTGGTAGGCAGACCAGTGCAGAGCAGAAAAGTCTGCAGGAGTTGAAAGGTGTGAATAGGCTACTGGCAGAGACCAACGAAATACTCAGAGCCATCAGATCAGATCCAGTAGGGATAGGAGCACTGCAGTGACAGAGATCCAAGAGACAAAAGATTCCACGGGCTACCAGGTCAACTTTACTGGTGATGCACTCCAGCTCACCCGTGTGTTTGACGTGGTGTTCCGTACTACTGACGCAGATGCTGGACGTGCTAGAGATGACGTGGCCATCAGTCTGATCACCCAGAGGGTGGGTCCACTGGGACACCCACACCCATTTATGCCTACTGCGTTTGCAGAGACTTTCAACTGCAGACGTGTCGATGGATCTACCAGGGTCTTCAGAGTCACCATCACCTACAAGGGAAACGTGTTTGACGGGCCACCTGATGATCCTGCTGCTGGTCAGACATTCAGCCTGAGCAGCACAGTGGTGGCCAAAGATGTGTATCGGGTGGGAGGCACTATCCCACAGGGTGGCAACCCATCGGGAAGTCCAGACATCGGAGGCACAGCCATAGACATCCTGGGCACCCCTACATCTATCGCGGTGGTCAGATCTACTGTCACTGTGAATATGACAGGCACGGTGGATCTAGGTGCACCAGGCAACTACATCGCTGGGATTCAGGGACTGATAGGCACACGGAACAACGCTCTCTTTCTAGGTGCTGCACCAGGCAACCTGCTCTACAAAGGTGCATCCGTAAACAAGATCAGTGGCAGTGGTGCACAGACTCTGGTGAGCGTGCAGCACACGTTTGACTATGACGATGAGGCACACTTGGTGCAGGTGGCTGAGTCCACAGATCTGAGACCTAGTGGTGTGCAGCTCGGAAAGGATGTGGGTGTTTCGGCGTACAGTCTGAACGCATACAAGGTGGCGTTTGTGCAACCTTTCCCGACCACCTCAAACTTCAAGGCACTAGGGATCAACATCAGTGGCTGATCTAGGAACGATCACACAGGGTCTGGGCAAGCTCACACCTGCTGTCTGGCAGACACTAGGTGAGACTGTGCGTGATGTGCGTGTGCTGAAAGGCCAGGCAGGTGGACGTGCTCAGAGGTACGTCAATCCTGAGATGTTCTTCGCAAAGATCACTGGCTATCAGATCGTTCAGTCTGAGAGTGGGTCAGTGGTAGATGGACAGATCCCAAACCCAAAGCGTGTGTATGTCTATGACTGGGAGGAGGTGCGGTTCCAGATCAACCTGAACCCCAACACAGATCTAGATCCTCCACAGAGTCTGGTGGTGGTCAGCACGTGGGATGGAGCACGCACATCTAGTGATGCAGGCAAGGCACTGAATCTGTCAGAGATAGGTCAGCCAACATCACGTGAGGTGTCTTTCCTGGGTGTGATGCTGGATGCGAACCAGTATCCCCAGGTGGCCACAGTGCCAACCATCCACGGAGCCGACACCAACACTGCAGGATCTATAGAGCCATCTGATACAGGTACTGGTCCAGTGGTGCCTATGTATCTGGTGGAGTGTCAGAACGCAGAGGTCAAAGAGGTAGATGACAAGGGCCAGCCTACTGATGACGTGGAGCAGAATGGCAACCAGGGCAACAGTGCAGTGGGTGCTGTGTTCTACTCACCATTCAACATGGATGGTCAGTGTGGCACTGGATCAGATAAAAAGGGAGGAGCTGGGTGAGCCTCCTGCTGACTAGGCACATGGACTGCTGCTGCGAAGGTGCTACAGCCATCGTCTTCGAATGCTTTCCCATGATGTGTCCTGATGGGTGGACGAAACTGTTTGGATACTCAGCAGGCATCCGTAGGGATGATCTCAGATTCTTTGTGCGATGTGATGAGACTGCACTGGCAGACATGGTGGCATCTGGGTTCCCCAACCGTGACTTTGTTTGGTGGGACCATGAGCTGGGTGATGTGGCTCAGAGATACGGTGGTGGTCAGGTGTGGAAGGTGCGGAAGGATCCTGGCTCTGCCAGCAACCTAGCCACCCATCGTGACTATCTATACGGAACGAATGAGGAGGATCTACCAGCAGATCCACGTGATTTCATCACTGCTGTGTTTCCAAAGGGTCTGAGACCACCACCCAACGCATTCGGTATAGAGGATGACGATGGAGTGTTTCTAGAGGTGGTGATGTATAGCCGTCTGGATGAGACTAGGAAGGACATCATCACTGGAGGATTTTCTGACAAGCCTGGCAGGCTGACCAACTCAGAGTTTGATCGGTACACAGTGGACACTCTGCCACCAGTGCTAGATCCAGAGTTCACCTTTCTAGAGCTAGAGTTTACACCTACTGACTTTCCTGCTTTCTTTGAGCTGAAAGTGGACCGTGCCAACCATCTCTTTCATCATCTGTGGAATCTGTGCTTCGCGAACTACCAGACGTTTGGCCAGCCAGATGAGTTTGATTTGCCATCCTATGCAGAGCCTGGATCTTTCCAACCCACCTTCCCAGGCTCCAGTCCTGACACAGAGCTGAACATCTATTTCTGGCAGAGATGGATTGCACATGCTGAGCCTACTGGAAGTGGTATGTATGGACTGCAGTTTGCAGTGCAGAGTGACTACTGGGACCAGAGCAGGAGCTATCACCTATCCAGCTTCACAAATCCAAATGCTCCAGCATGTGGCACTAGCTATGCAGATGCACTAGCTCAGTTCGCTGCAGGCACAGCAGACTGTGACAGGTTCTACACACGTGAGGAGGATCTGGCACTGCCAAACGTGGTGCTGTCACAGCTCTATGAGCTGAGTCCTACTGGTGCATCATTTCAACTTGCTCCACCTGGTGGTCTGATCAACTGGCCACGTGGTGACGGAACACCCACATACCCTCAGAGTCTGAGGAACAAGAGCGGTGATGGATCAGATGGGTGCCTAGGTGTGCAGGGTGGCAACTCATGCAACAACGAGTGGGGTCTAGGTGTCAAAAATTCTCTTTCATCTCTACTCAACTTTGAGTATGGAGTGGAGCAGGTGAAGGTGACAGATATCCAGACCAACTCTGAGACAGGTGTGTTGACCAGTGACAACGATCCATTCCAAATCCTGCTAGG